CTGTGGTCTTGTAATGGAAGACAGGCGCAAGGTTACAAAGTTTACATGAGCAAAGAATGGCAGTACGAAAAACAAAAAAAGGCTTGGCTCTTAAAAGATGGTTCAAAGAAGATTGGAAAGATGTACGCACGGGGAAAGCGTGTGGGCGTAGCAAAAGTGAAAAACGGGGTACTCCATATTGTCGCCCCTCCAAGCGGGTTAGCTCTAAAACACCAAAAACAGCAAGTGAACTTAGTGTATCCGAAAAAAGAAGCAGAATAGCGCAGAAAAAGAAACTTGGACAACCAGCGGGTAAACCAAGAAGAGTGCAGGCTGTTAAAAGGAAAAAAAGGTCTTCTTAATGTTCCCTGATTTAGAAGAAAAAATTAAATCAGATTTAAGGAATTGGTCTAAACATGCTTTAGAAATTCCTAACGAACACTATAACAATTTACCTCCTTGCCCATACGCAAAAGCGGCTTGGATGAATGAAAAAATAGCTTTTGAATTTAACTATATAGACGGTGAAGATTTAATATATTCATGCATAAACAATTGGAAAGATGACAAAGAAGTATTGATATTAATTGACTTCTTCCCAATGGATTTAGATGAATTGGATATTTTTTTAGATGATTTAAATCAAGATATAAGTCAAGGAAAGTATAATACAAAAGATATGTATCTCATGGGCTTTCATCCAGAAGATGAGAGTAATGAGTTATTAGATGGAAGTCTTGATATGGAAGAAGATTCAAGTCCCCCTTATGCTATGATTTTTTTCCAAAGATTAAGTAAGTTGCAAGAAGCTTCAGATTCCCTTAGAATAAAAGGGTATTACAATATATGCGAAGACTATTATGATGCTGGGTCTTTATACGAACGTAGAAAGTCTATTTATAGGAGATTAAAGAATGGTAATGAAAAAAGCTAAAAAAATGATGCGTGGGGGTAATGTATCTCCTAGAAAAGCTATGGCTATGGGCATGATGGATGGCGGTAAAGTAAAGAAAGCCAAAAAAATGATGCGTGGCGGTAAAGTTAAAAAATAATGACTGTATCAGGTTCAACTAATTTTGAACTCGATGTATCCGATTACATCGAAGAAGCGTTTGAGCGTTGTGGTTTAGAGGTTCGTACTGGCTATGATTTAAAAACTGCTAAAAGATCGTTGAACCTTTTATTTGCTGATTGGGCTAATAGAGGGCTTAATCAGTGGACTATTACTCAAAGAACACAAACTGTAACGCAAGGTGACGCGGATATTACTTTGGGTGCAGATGTTATTGATGTTTTGTCTATGGTTGTTCGTAGAGACAGCACAGATATTAGCATGGAGCGCGTTAGTAGGGATGAATATTTGTCTATACCTAACAAATCCACTCAAGCTAGACCCACTCAATTTTTTATAGACAGACAAATAACACCAGTTTTAAAAATATGGCCTGCTCCTGAAAATAACACAGATATTCTAGTTTATGACGCTTTAACAAGAATTGATGACGCTGATACATTTACAAATACTGTTGAAGTGCCTTTTAGATTTTATCCCTGTCTTGCTGCTGGTCTTGCGTATTATTTAGCAATTAAAAAATCCCCAGATAGAATACAACTTCTAAAAGCTATTTATGATGAAGAGTTTGAAAGAGCAATGACAGAAGACAGAGATAGAGCTTCATTTAACGTGTCTCCTAATCTTAGGTACTACAAGGTTTCTTAATGAGTAATTTTGCATCTGGTAAATATGCTTATGGGATTTCAGATCGCTCTGGGTTTAGATATCGATTAAAGGATATGAGGAAAGAATGGAACGGCTCTTTAGTTGGGTTTGATGAATTTGAACCAAAACATCCACAGCTTGAGCCATTAAGATACAGAACAGACCCAGAAGCTTTAAAAAATCCTAGACCAGATACAAATGATGACAACGATTCTTTTGTTGTTTATACAAATACAGGTCTGGGAATAATAGGCACTGAGCTAGAAACTTTTAAATTAACTGGTTCTGTAGGAACAGTTACAGTGAGTACGACATGAGCTTTACATTTACAACTTTAAAACAGGCTATTCAAGATTGGACAGAAAATGACGAAACAACTTTCGTTAGTAATCTTAATATCTTTATTAAAAACACAGAAGAACGTATTTTAAAACTTGTTGATTTAGATTTTTTTAGAAAGAACGTGTCTGGTTCAACTTCAAGTAGTAATCGTTTTTTAGCTACACCTACTGATTATCTAGCATCTTTTTCATTATCTGTTACAAATGGCAGTAATAAAGAGTTTTTACTGTTGAAGGATGTTAATTTTATACAAGAGTTTAATCCTAACTCTTCAACTACTGGAACACCAAGATATTACGCTCCTTTTGATGTAAACAATTTTATATTGGCTCCAACTCCAGATGCAAACTATGCTTCTGAGTTACATTATTATTATAGACCTCAATCAATTACTGCTACCAGCGATGGAACTTCTTGGCTTGGCACGAATGCGCCAGATACATTGCTTTACGGATGTTTGGTTGAAGCATATACTTTTATGAAAGGTGAGGCTGACTTATTACAACTTTATCAAGCTAGGTTTAACGAAGCTATATCTCGTTTAAAGAACTACGGTGAGGGCGTAGAAAACAGTGACGCATACAGGGAGGGTCTTGTTCGCGTTCAAAAAACATAAGAGGGGCAATATGAAAAAATTAAAAGGTAAAAACATAGCGATTGTTGCATTAGGCGGATCGTTTTCAGAATACGTTTTATCAAGAATAAACTCTGTAAAATATGATGAAGTATGGGGCATTAATAGTATTGGTGCTATATTCCATGTAGACAAAACATTTATGATGGATCCTGCGAGTAGGTTCTTAGATGATGTAAAGGCTGGTTTGCAAACAGGTGTTGGTAGAGAATTTTTATTAAAAACACCTAACAAAGGGCCTATATATTCTTGTGCATTAGATGAACGTGTTCCTGAAATTATTGAATATCCTTTAGCAGAAGTTGTTAAAAAGGTAGAAGCTTGTTATTTTAATAATACTGTGGCGTATGCCGTTGCTTTTGCCATTGCAGCCGAAGTGGGCAAAATTAATTTATTTGGAATAGATTTTTCATACAAAAAGAACATACACCACGCAGAGGCGGGTAGAGCTTGCGTAGAGTTTTGGTGTGCTATTGCCACAAAAAATGGCATACCTGTTCAAGTCGCAAGATCTTCTTCACTGCTAGATACTAATGTTCCTGACAATGAAAAGCTTTATGGATATCACAGGTTAGAAAACCCTTTGGTTCAAACTTTTTCTGAAGGAAATTTAATGATAGCAAAGCAAAGTGAGATGACTGCTCCAGAACCAATTGATAGCCAAGAAAAAGACGCTGTATTAATTGGCAGGCACGACATTCCAAATGTAAGTTATATTGAAGAAAACAAGCCCAAAAGAGGCCGACCCAGAAAGGTTAGAAAATGATTAGTGTAGAGACAGGGGTAACTGTTCAATCTGTAAACGTAATGACCTCAGACGAAGGGGGGTTAAACACGGAGCAACTTACTCAATTAGCTATGGATAAGGTTATAAATGTTGCAGATAGCGCACCGCCTGCTATAAAGGATCAGGCGGAGGCTTTTCGCGGTTCTATAGAGAATGTGCTACGTCATTATATAGAATTGGCAAGACGAGAAGAACGTGCTACAATCGCTTATAGGATGGCGAAAGCTGGACAAAAAGAAATGGCTGATCTTGTTAGGAGAATATAAATGGCTATAGCTCAAGCAATGTGTACTTCTTTTAAGAAGGAACTTTTAGAAGGTGTGCATAATTTTAAAAACTCTGGTGGAGGCACCTTTAAACTGGCTTTATACGCAGAGGGAAGTGGTGGTAAAGGCTCTACAACCGCAACATTAGGTGCAACAACAACTGCGTTTACTACAACGGGTGAAGTTGCTTCAGATGGTTCATACACCACTGGGGGTGGTTCTTTAACTAGAGTAGACCCAACAACTTCTGGCACAACTGGATTTACTGATTTTGCAGATTTAAGTTTTACAACAGCAACAATCACAGCAATGGGTGCTTTAATATATAATTCATCTGCTTCTAATAAAGCTGTTGCAGTTTTAGACTTTACCACAAATAAAACGTCTACTTCTGGTACTTTTACAATTCAGTTTCCAACAGCAAACGCTTCTAACGCTATTATTCGCATTGCGTAGGTGGCGTTATGGCTCTTGTTTTAGGTGATCGTGTTAAAGAAACTACGACCACGACAGGAACAGGGACTTATAACCTTGGTGGTGCTGAAAATAACTTTCAGGCGTTTTCCGTTGTAGGTAACGGAAACACAACTTATTATTGTTGCCAGGATAGTTCTAACTTTGAAGTTGGAATAGGAACGTACACTGCTTCTGGCACTACATTAGCCCGAACTACTATATTGCAGTCTAGTAATTCAGATAATGCTGTAAGTTGGGGTTCTGGTACAAAAACTATTTTTTGTTGTTACCCTGCTGAAAAAGCCGTTTTCTTAAATGCCAGCAATGATTTAAACGCATTATCGTCTGGTGCTGTAATTATAACCACACTAAACTCAGACACTCCTTCTACAACTACTTCAAGCAGTGATGCTGATTTTATTTTAATAGATGACGGTGGCACAATGAAAAAGATCACCCCAGCTAATCTAGGCATTGGGGATGGTGCGTCTAAAGGTTTTGCTACTGCTATGGCAATAGCATTGTAGGAGTTAAACATGGCACAGGATTTTGAAAGAAATATAGCAAGAAATATAGGGACTTCTGCAAGCACCCTGAGAACAGCAAACTCAGATGACGCGGTGGTTGGAATTAATATTGCTAACGTGACAACATCTCAGATATTAGTTGATGTGTATGTAACATCAAGTTCTTCTGATTACTATATTGTTAAAGACGCTCCTATCCCAACAGGGTCTTCGCTGCAAGTTTTAGATGGTGGCGCAAAAATTGTGTTGCAGTCTGGTGATGCTTTGAAGGTTGTCAGCAATACAGCGAGTAGTTGTGATGCTTGGGTTTCAGTGGTTGATGCAATTAGCACTTAAGGAAAAATTATGAGTAATATAATAACATATTCTAGTCGTTTTGATTCTGTTGGGGACACACAAATAACAGAAAATATTGAAATTGTTCAATTAACTATAACTGCATCGTCTGGTTCTCCTAGACTGACATTTACAAGCGGTGATGGTGGCTTTTCAATTTTAGATATTGATTTTGTACCAGAATCTACATTTCATATATATGTTCCTGCCCCAGGACTAAGAGCAGGCAACTTATGGATTTCTACCATGACGGACATTACTTCATGCACCATTTTCTACAATATAGTTGAGTAGGAGATGTTATGCCTTATATCGGTGGTCAGCCAACAGCAAACTTTGTAGATATACCAGCCGTAGAGCGATTTAACGGAAACAATTCTACCACCTCTTTTACATTATCTAGAGCAGTAGGAAATGACCAGGATATTGTTGTTTCTGTAGATGGTGTTATTCAAGACACAAATAAGTATAGCGTAAGTGGTACAACACTTAGCTTTAGCACTGCTCCCTCTACAGGCACAGGTAATATCTTTGTAAATTTTCTTGGTCTTAATATTGCCACAGTTACACCTCCAACAGCTAATAAGTCAGATTTTCTTGGTGGTGGTATGTTTCGTGTGAATGAT